AGAAAGTTGTACGATTCCCGCATCATAGGCTGTTGTCCCAGGCCTTATGGGTTTGCTAAAGGCATTTGGAAACAAGCTCACCGCAGTCTTTATCCTATAAGCGTTTTTCCTATAGCTCTCATTGCTCTCTGGTTGATTAACAGTTGAAAAAGCAACACTTGGATCTGCCTCTGGACTACTTTTTAATTGATCAAGGGCGGATGCAATTTGTCTGTTTGCCGAAGCGGCATCAGCAGCAAGATCTGGAGGTTCATAACCGACTATCTCTCCGGTTATTGGGCTTTTACCTATATTAGAAACGGATTTGGATCCAAATAATTCTTGTGGGGTAAGTTCCAGAAGTTTCTTAATAGCATTCTCTGCTCGTTGTGTTTTTACTACGTCGCTTTGATCACCGAGGTCTGCCTTTATAACAGAGGACAGGGCATCTACTCTTTGATTAATATTGTTCTGAAGGGTTTCATCTTCTATAGGCACACCTTTAGTTGACGCCTCTATAGGTGACGTTCCAGGAGGAAGATACAAAAAAGGAAATGCACCTTTCATGTACCTGCCGGTATCAAAGTATAAAGCACTCTTTCTGCTATACGGAGTGAACTCGCCCTCTAATTGCTGATTCTGTACTCTAGGCATCAAGGTATAGAAAAGATTTTTGTTGGCTAGGCGTGTTCTTGCATCAACAATACCCGTCTTGGACGGCTCTTTGACTTGCACCACGCGTAGGTTTTCCCTCTTAATCGTCTCATTGGGGAATGGGTTACCTTCACCTCCAAGCTCAATCAGGTCTCCTACCTTTCCAATAGTGCCGTCGCCCACTGCTCCAGCTTTGGTAAGCCGGTTAAACATAGGGACCCTTCCATCGTCATATGTAAAGTCAGATCCATCCGGTTTAATTAATTTAAGATTCGTAGATCCCAGACTTGCGGTTCCAGCAGCTTTTCTTGCCGCAAGAATCCGAGCATTTCGATCATCTAAAAGTTTAAGAGCGGCGGCATCTACCTCTTTCCTACGGGCCTCTGCTTGCGTGTACGCGGCTAACCGCACCTTGCGGTCTTCATCTTGCCTTGCGGCATCTATAGCGGCTTTTCTTTTTTGAAAATTAGTTGCAACGGGAAGAAGGTCTGCACCAATGGGTGCCAGAAGCTCTCTGCCTAACGTAGAAAAAGTAGACTCACCCCGTTTAGGGGCCGCACCTGCGGCGGCAAATCCCCGTGATGCTATAGATAGAGCGGCCTGCAACTTAGCCGCGTCTTCAGCTTGCTGTAACTGCCTGTTGTAATCCGTAGGGCCTAAAAAAGCGCGGAGTTCTTCAGCCTCTTTCGTTACGTCAGCAATAGCAGGTCTTCCACCAAACCCTGCCTCTCTCACCTTAGTCCGAAGATCAGGTAAGTCACTAAGAGTAAGGTATTGGCCTATGCCTGAAAGGGTGGGATTTAGTTTATTCATCAAGAACTCCTAGACAGGTCCTTGGCCCATGGGCATTGGTCCAGGCATCTCGGCCATATCGGCCATCATTTGCATTTCGTCGCTACCGCCAGGAGACATCTTGTTGACGGCATTGACTACGGCTTCCGTGCCAGATGATAGATTATCGGCTATCGCACCCTTTGCAGCAAGATCTGTGATACCCCCACCTATGTCTCCAACTTCTGCCAACTCTTCCTGCATCAGAGCGCCAATGCCTTTGTCGAGTTCTGCAAGCTGTAGCGTAGGCTGCACAAGGGCTAGAACGGAGTCGGGTGTCTGGTCCGCGTCGGATTGACCGACTACAGCGGCCAACCGCCCACGATATTCGGGGATGTCGGCTTGGTCGTTCCAAACCGCGTTCATAATCTCACGGAAATCGCCCGCCGAATTAAGTTCCATCATGCTTTCTTGAGTGGCCGCGTCGGCAGCTTTCGACATTTCTTCCGCCGCAACTTCTTGAGTAGCTTGCGTCATGTCACGGTTTGCGGCCTGTATAACCTCCGCCGGTAGCATCTCTGCCATCTGAGCCATAGCCATGTTTGGATCCATGCCGGGGCTCATACCTTGGTCCATGGGCATTGGTGCGGGAGCCGCCATCATCTCAGGTGGCATCATGCCTCCATTTGCCATCCTAAACATGCGTCGGTTAAGTACATATTTCATGACGAAATCCTTAATTAAAACAAGCCACCAAGTTGTTTCGCAGCGGCTCCCGCACCCAGCAAGCCAACCCCTGCGCCTGCTGCTTGTTGGAATATAGACGGTGTCGGAGCGCTAGGCGATAACACCGTGCCAAGGGTCATCTGAGATGACGGAGCGCCTTTGTATATATCAGACAAGAAGCCTAGTCGCTGATAAGGCTCATACAGATCTTGATATGTGTTCTGACGAGCAGCATCAAGTTGCTGTTGCGCTATGTTGCGCTGCTCCGCACCCAGGTTCTGCAACGTCGCAATATCCTTGAGACCGGTAGTCTGTGCTAGTTCAGCGGCACCCAGTTGTTGTCCACCAATGCCCGCCTGCACCCGGCCAAGATCACCGTACAACGCGCCAATGCCGCGCATCAGTTCTGATTGCGCCTGCTGTCGCCGCTGTTGGTTTTCAAAAGACGTAGCTGCCGTTTGCAGAGCTTGCTGGTAATTCTGCGAGTACAAATCAGCCAACGACTTCGCTCTTACGTCAGCAAAACCCCGCCCTAATTCTGCGCTTTCCACGCCAAAGCGGCTACCACCAAAAGACCCACCGGCACCTGCGGCAAGTTGGTTGTATTTAATCGCCTCCTGCCGTTGCAGTTCCTTCATCGTCTGGTCGATGACTTCCTGCTGGTACGGGTTCATGTATGCAGATAGGTCGTCGGGCCGGAACATTTGAGCAGAGCCCTGTGCCGCCGCCGTTGCAGCGGCTAATGCGCCGTCGTCACCAAGAGCCTGACCTACCGTCCCAAGACCTGCTGAAAGAGCGTCCGTACCGGAAGTTAAGTAGTCCTTATATCCTCCGATACCCCCTGTAGAGGTTAGATCGGCTGAAAGACCCGGTGTGCCTTCCGTTCCAAAAAGCTGACTTTGAAGATCTGACAAACCCGCTACCTGATATTCAGGAAGATCTACCGGCATATCTGCGAGGTTTTTTGCAGATTCCAAAAGGCCTAACTTGATTGCCTCAATTTCAGGGGCTTCGCGTACAATCTGTTCCTGAATAGTTTTATCAACCATGACTATGCCCTCATCTCAAAGTTACGCATCATGGCGTACATGTTTTTGGCACCGTTCTCGCGGTCCTTTTCTTTGTTGCCCGTTGGATTAGGTGCTGCACCGCGAACGGCCTTTGCCGTCATAACAAACTCACCGTCAGATAGCATGGCCGGTATGTCATCAGAACGCTCGGTTCCCGGACCACGTACTAAGGTTTCGCGCCGTGGAAACGACATAATGCCACCCTTCGCAACTTGCGCGACGGGAACAAGTCGGGTCTGGTTGGGATTGTAGTTATAGTTAAGACCAAGCCTTCTCGCGGCCTCGTCGCTGTACAATTGAGCAACCTTGTACTTGCCAGGGTCTTGAGCATAAAGCTCAGATCCAACAGGTTGACCGAAACCTGTAAGCATGGACTCATCTGGATCGTCAGGCGGTGGCGGCGTGTCAAAAGCACCAAGGCCATAAGCCGTCAGTCCCGCAGCAGCGGCAAGGGGTCCGTACTGTTTAAGCATACTTGGGCTGGCGTCTTTGGCTAACTTTGTAGCGATTTTTAGTTGCGCCTCAGTTGCTTTTAAAGGATTTATGTTATTCGCCTTTAATATGTCTACTGCGGTTGTTTCTTTCGCGAAAGGTGTAAATTCTGCAAATTTAAAAGGTTGCTCGACAGTAGGTATGTTTATTGAGGAGGTCGTTGGAGCCGGTACTGGGGCCGTTGTTGGGGCCGTTGTTGGGGCCGTTGTTGTGGCCGTTGTTGGGGCCGTTGCCTTACCAGAAACCCTAAGACTGGAGGGGTCAGCAAGTTCAGTTGTTGTGGTAACCGCGTCAACTACAGGACCACGGGGATCAAACGTCTTACCACCTAAGAACCGACCAAACGCATCTCCGTCACCCCCGAGAGCGTCAGATAGTCTTCCGACTTGATCTCCAAAAGTAGCCGGAGACCTCCCTGGAATAGTTGCCAGAGGAGCAAATCCATCCGCCCCACCATAATAACCTACGGTTTCTCCTAAACCTCTTTGGAAACCTTCAAAGCCTCCCGGACCCGTACCACCAAAATTAAACGCTCCTTTAAGGCCTCCTGCAAGGCCCGCAATACCCCCGGATATGAGGCCAGATTTAAGAGAGTTTTTAAGGCTGTTTCCACCTGCCAAACTTCCCGCAACGCCACCAATAAAGCCTGCGCCTATTGACCCCGCGCCAAAGAGACCCGGCGCGAGGCCACTTAAAAATGGAACACCAAAAGCCGTCGCCGCTATCGGCAAGACGATAGGTGCGGCCTTCTTGACGACCCTCGCAACGCCCTTAACAGCCTTCTTGACCGCCCGGAATATCTTCTTGAAAAAGAACTCAGGCATACCCGTGTCTGGGTTGATGCTGTTTAATTCGCTACCTACAACGAATTCCTGCGGGTCCAAGCCCATGTCGCGCATCTGACCAAACAAAAGTTCTTTGACCTTTGGGTTGGCCTCAAGAACCTCCATAGGCACCACGGTCTCGCCTTCCGCAGCGTGAACGATGTAGATGTCACCGTTACGTCCGTACTCTGCAAGTTTCTCGGCTTGGTCTCTAATCGAACCAATGCCAACGGGTGCTAACGCATAATCAGGAGATACATCTGCAAACGATTGCAGTCCATTAGAAAGTGTCTGGTGAGATTGCTGCATGGCTATGAGTACCGTAATTCTAGGATACTTGCGAAGACAAATATCTTCGACGCCGTATCGCAGTTCAAAATGAGTGCGTCACCGGCCTCTAAGTTAAACGGACCTTCAAGTGACGTTTGTGCGAGAGTTCCGAGACTTATCTTGTCCAGAGTAACAGTCGTAGACGCGGAACTGTCGGTTATCTTAGGAAATATTACTATAGTGCCAGAGTGACTGTTATACAAATTTATGTTCCGCACGATGGCTTGCGTTACAACGGTAGGATCCGTCTGTGTAGCAGGACAGGTGTACACGGTAACGTCTCCTGTAGAGCCAACCAGACTTGCCGCGTTTTTGTACGCTACGCCCATTATTCACCAAACCATAACATGCTTTGCGTTTCGTCGTCGCCGCTCACTACCGCAGGAAACTCTAGCTTTGTCAGGGCCATCTCTATGTCGCGAAGTATTCGCGTAAACGCCTCTGTATCATACTCTTCCGGTGGAGTAGGCATCGAATGGTCTAACAACTTTACCATTACCGCTTCCCATCTGGACGGAGATTCATGCGTAAGTCACCTAGTGTCCAATTAATGTCCAACGAGGAACTCTCTACACGGACCACGGCTTGTCGCCCTCGGGCTCGGACAAAGGACTGTTGCGTACTGTTTGTAACAGTGCTCGTAGACTGTGTCTGTAGAGAATCTAACGGAAAGTTTCGTGTCTTGAGCACATAGTTTACGGAACCAGAACTATCTCCACTTGTGTCGTTGATACGGATGTCTGGTATTAATTTGTCTACAAACATAAATTGTTCGCCGTCTCCGATATCAAAATCCGTAGACTCTATGAAACAAGACATTGCGCTGCCATCGTCATTCTGACCGCTCTCATGCGCGTATATGAACTGAACTCCACTCGACGCGCCTCCTGCTCTTGGGTTGTCATGAGCCCCTGAGTCTACCCAGGCTGTTCTGGATAATGTGCCAATGTCCCAAGCGCCTTCGGTGTAGTTAAACTTTACATAACGGTCTATCTCGTCAGAACTAGACGAAGCGTAGAACCAAAAAACTTCATCAAACAATTTGTTAGAAGCCGCAAAAAACTTAAAGTCTTGAGCCAGATTTATGTCCGAGAATACGTGATCTAAGACTGTGCAAGGGATGACTTGAGTGCGACCACTGTACGCATAGAAATTGTTTCTTCCCATCCAGAATGCGCGATCACCAGAAGCTACAGCAGCATTCGGACCTATGATTGATATGTTGTCTGCAAGAAGACTGAACGTAAATGTATACGGAGGTCCGGTGAAACGCATGGCATGAAGAGAGGCATCCGTCCAAACCAATATCTCCTGTCGCGTCCTATGTGCGGTAACTATCTCGGATCCAGAAGATATGCGTTGAGAACCTGCGGTGTTCGTTGCAGTAGGAAACCAGTCGAACGGATTTTCTTGGTCACTCCACCTAACCATCAGAAGGTCTTGTCTAGTGTCACCTATAGGATTGGCCCCAAAGCACACCAAATGTCTATCGGACCCTGACAACATCATACGTCGCACTATTGTTGGCGCACTTACGGCCCCGGAGGAATCCGCTAAAGAGACTGCTCTAGCACTTAGACCTAAAGTCTTGTCCCAGTAATAGGGCGTACCATCAAATGCATTGAAGGTGAGGTCTTCACCCCAATTGTCTTGAGACCAAAGACGAATGTTTGATCCTTCATCTGTCGTAATGTTTGCGGCCTCACCCCACCCTACAAAAGAATTCGCTTCTTTAACGGCAACGTCGTCGTCATGTGCCGCTGCTGTTGTTCCGCGAACACCGCGAACCACACCTGCATTTAAAGTGTTCGTGCTCTTACCTGTATATTGGATAAGCTCGTCGTCAATCAGTATAAGACCGACAAATGTTACACTTGCTCCACTGCTACCTGCTGCTGCCGTTGTGCCGTCTGCCCCACGGGTAAGATCCGAAAGCACGTTAGAGTTGTTGTTTCCGTACTCAATCTTTTCACTGCCAACCAAGATCGTTCCTTTGGCTGGAAATGACGAGGAGTTTGTAAGAGGTATTGATGTGCTTACGTCAGTTATATCCGCAGATAACGTTGTAGAAGCTGTTTCAAAATCTGTCGCGGAGGTCAAAGAGAGAGATGTAACAGAGTTGTTAATCGCGCCATCAAGCGTTGTCTCAGAAAAAGAACTACTGTATCCCCCCCACAAACCGGCACCCCATCCGGTTCCCGGAACAACTACTCCCAAACCTGCGCTTATCTGATATGCCGCGACAACAGAGGACCCCCCACCTGCTGTGCTACCAGAGGACGCACTGCCGGTTGTCGTCACCGTATACGTGTTTGAGTTAACCACGGTAATCTCAAACTCAAGGTTTATCTGAGCCGCCGTAATTCCATCCGTTGTTGTTGCCCCAGATATCGTGACAAAGTCACCTGTTCGAGCACCGTGGTTTGTGTCTGTGATGGTGATCACATTACTACTAGAGGAGCCCGTTGTAATCGGGTTCGACCCTAGTGTCTGTGTACGCCTCAAAGGCGTTATGTCATGAAACGTGCCACCTTCTTCTATGAAAAACTTTTTCTCTGTACCAACGCCCATAAGTTTCGAGGCATCTAAAGTAGAGAAGACATGAAGAGATCGTGTAGTTCCCTGCACAGAGTTAGAACTTACCTTCGTCCAACCCCCCAGCTTCTCGGCTCGACCTTTACGAAAGCGTATAAGATTAGAGTCAAACCAGCCATTCTCCGCCGCATAGGAGGTAGACTCCTTATTAATTCCAGGATTAAACGCAACCTTTGTTAAGGGCATAATTAAGATCCGAGTTCAGGCCAATCATATAAAATACCAGACTTGGTGGTATTGCCGCCGCTGTCCGTTGTATATGTAATAAACAAAGCCTCAACCGCCGCTGTATCCGCAGCGTTGTCGATGGCTGTTTCCATCTCTGTTGCTTTGGTGCGGATGGCGTCCCGCCATGTTTGTATATTGGACGGTATAGCAGTGCCTTTGTCAGCCTTCCTCACTACCGCCCAATCAGTTTGGAAAAGAAGTGATTCTTGTTGTTTCTTTACTTCATCCTTTAATTTCGTTTTCACACCGGACGTTATAATTTTATTCCCGTCAGAATCTAAAACGTCTTCCATCTTCTGCGTGTACTTAACGTCATCGTCTCTATCGGTGTCGAGAACTTCTTTATTATCGGGGTCTAAGAAAATAAGTACCCCGTCTGAGTTCCGCACTGGAGTCTGACGCGCCGTATCGTCTAAGGATAAAGCCGTTGAGCTTACACTGCCGTCTGCATTGTGCGAGGATAGATAAAGCCGCTGATCAGGAAACGGTTGCATTACAACCTCAGAAATACCCGCTGCCTTTTTCTCATCAGCAGACCAGACTTGCCAGTTCTTAGGCTGTAGGGTGCCGTCCGCATCTTTCCATGCGCGACCCGGTCTTATTGTCTGACCATTAACCTTGTATACTGTGGTCATTATCTTTCTCCAATCTATCTTACGCGCATATGCGACTTTGGACCCAACTTCTTCCGGTGCCGAAGATGAACAGGTTTGTTTCTGCGACGAATTACTTTCCTAGCTATTTTAGCCTCTACTTTTTGCGCCATGCTCTTATTACCTTGCTTTCGCCTGCGCTACACCAGACCCGCCAAATGGATTCTCAGCCATTGCTAGATAGACGTAAGTACCCCCAGAAGTATTTGTAGCTCCCTGAGTTCCACGCAACTTAAACCCATTAGCAGTAAAATCCATATAAGATGAACCACTTTCAGTGCCAGAACTGTTTGGCTGTAATTGTAGATCTAATGGATTAAAGGGGTCACGCGCAGCATCATTGATATGCCACCCTTCAGTAGAATCAGTTCTTTTTATCATGATAAATGATGGTTTAAATCCACTGCCACCGTCATTAACTTGTACAAATGGTCCGTCAGCAGAGCCATTCCCTGTGTAAGTTCCGCAAGCAATCAAACCCGGCGTTTTAGCAAAACAATACGCAATGTAGGCGGCATCATTGTCTCTATCAGAACCGATACTGAAGACAGACGAAGTGGGTGCGGTATTATTCCACGGACCTGATCCAGCACTTTTTGCATTGGTAAGATTTAAGAATAAATTATTTGTCCAACCAATATCATCACTACCAACTGACCAATTCGCATCACCCACAGCCTCCAATACTTTAAGTATAATATAATTAGGTGCGCGTGAGAGGCCATGACCCACAGTGTCTCCGGGCGAACCACCGCTTCCGGGATCATACTTGACAATCGAAAACCCGCCATGACTAGCTACAGACACAGTTGATGCAATGTCACCATCCGAATTACTAGAACCAGAGCCACCAGCTTTCCAGCACCATGCAACATAGGTTCTTGTGTTTGTATTTGCACCAGCCGACCCATCACCTAATGTGAACCCATCAGATGCAAAGCCCGTTAAGGCTGTAGATTCGGTGCCTTCAGCATCAGTAGTATTTTGATGCACTCTCTTTTCTGCGCCTCGCACAGCATCAAATGAATAATGGTTTTCACCAACATTCCTATCTTTAATCCAAACCCAATCTGGCTGGAACCCAACACCGGAAATAGTCCTTGAAGACCCATTTCCTGTGTACAAGACTGTATTAAAAAAGTTACCTGAGTTAGTTACAGTCGGAGCCGATCTATCTGCTGTCATAAGACGCTTTAAGCCAGTTGGTGGCGTATAAGCAAAAGACGTAGCACCCCAGTTAGTTGTTGATGTCGTGTTAGTGCCATTGTGTTCACGGACCATTGGAGTCCACATGCCCGTCAGGCCAGTAAACACTGCATTTGTAGTTGTTCCAGCCGCTATCTCAGAAGCTGTCGCGCTATTTATCCAAGTGTTATTTTTTGAAAACCAAATAGCACCCCCCTTAACAGCTACACCGATGACATCGTTATTCGTCCAAGTAGGAAATGTTCCACTTGCATATCTATCACTAGATGTATGAAGTGCAGCACCATCATTAAGATAAGTAGCTATGCCGTTGTTCAGATAACTTGTATTATTTAGAGGCACAGTCTGCTGACCAATTCCAGCATGAGTAGCGTTGCCGATGTTAGCCGTGACCTTTGTTTCCCAATAAAATCCATCGCTGTCGGTAACATCAAAAAACTGGTTTCCTAAGATAGCTCCATCAGCAGTTATCACTGCCTGAGTATTACCATTGCTCAACGACACCTTCGCTGAAGGGAAGGCACAGATAGGATTCCAAGTGCAATAATTTCCGATATCATCATCAGCGGAATCAGTGCATGTGTCGGTAACTTGGTTAGCTGCGGCTAGGCTATTCGCTACAAATGAATTATTGTTGCTAAATGTAACTCCGACAAAAGCATTATCATTTCCTGAACCACCAGAAATCGTAGCTGTCTCTGTGTGACTTTCTGCGCTGGTAAATGTGTAATCCGCAGACGTGAAGCTACGAGTGCTAGTTATATCAATCGCTTCAGACCTTTCCGTTGCATCTGACCAAGCATAGGCGTCAGCATCTCCTTCATCAAAAATTGCATAAAATGCAATATCACCAGTTTGTCCTATTGTAGTGACGCTTTGAGTTGTCCAACCACTGGCAGTATTACCATCTGTTGATATAGGAGTGCCTGCATCAAGCACACGCCACCAAGCAATACCAACGGTTGCCATTGCGGCGCTAAAAGTAGCGACAATATTTGCAGAAGTTCCAGAAGAAACATCAATAGACCAAAACTCTAAAACATTTCCAGCGCCTGAATTTTTTCTAGCTATAAATGTTGCGGAACTACCGCCCACTGTTAGAGTGTTTACAGTCCTTGTTCCAGCAGTCGACCGACCACCTCCTACCGCGATTACGATTGTACGGTTGCTTGCTGCGTCTCCTAATGTTGCGCCTGTAACCGTAAACGCAGTAGCAGCAGAACCAAATGTCTGTGAACCCAAAAATGAACTAGTTGGGTTTGTCGTAGAGTTGCTGCTTTTGCCCAACAAATTCGTATCATCAAACTTTAAATAAATACCATTTGTTCCAAAATCATCTATAGTTTTACTAGGGTTCTTTGGAACCCACACACCGTTGTCATCAAACTCACCCAACTCATTATTTGTGAGCTTGCCATCAGAGTCGACTGTGGTTGTAGTTGTTGACCCGTCTACAAAAACAAACTCTGCCATATACCCATAAAGATCATTTGCGTTGTTTCCGTCTTGACCTATGTAATGTCTGTTGGCTGAGTTTATGCCTACTGCACTAGCATAGTCCTGTGACGAATAAGTTGGTGAAGAAGCCTCTTGCCGCACCCCATTTATATAGATTCTCTGACGATCTGTGCTTGTGCTATTGCTAGAATTCATCACACACAAGAAATGATACCACGCAGTAGGATCACGCAAGACTGCTGATGTCTTTACTTGATAGGCGGGTTCTCCAACCCCGTCATCATAGTCCCGCATCTGCAACTGATTTCCAGATCCACTGAGAATCTCAATGTACCCTGTATTATTGCCATCAATACGGGACGCAAAAATGTACTGCGTTGTATTGATGCTGAATCCTTTGAGCCAAAAACTACAGGCCCAAGTCTCCTCTGTTCCAGCAACAAAAAAATCTTTATCAAGATAGTCAGCAGAGCCGTCTAGATAGATAGAGTTCTCAACGACATAACCAGATGCCGCAGACCCGAAGATCATGGCTGGTGACCATATGGGCATTATGCGAACGCCAACTGTGCGGCACCTAACTGGATAGACCCGCTTGCTTTTACCACATACGGTACAACGTCAACTGCGGATGCCGTTGACGAGAGTGTCAGTCCCGCACCACCCGCCGTCTCGTAATCAGTCCCTAACGCAAGAGTTCTTCCACCCCCACTATGAATAATGATAATAAACCCAGATTGACCAACAGCTTCAGTTGATGGATTGTCGAAGGTTACGTTGCCTGTGAAGGTCAAAACAAAGTTCTGGTACGTTTGAAAGTCCAATGTGGTATTGCCAGAGATTGAAGCTGTTTGAGTTGAACCCACCGCCGCATGACTGAACTGTGTTACTTGATCTTCATCAATCGCGAACGCCACGTTGCTACCAACCGTTGACCCTTGACCGAAGACAAGATCGTCCGCAGAGTCGTCCAAGCCTATGTAGAAGTCTTGAGCATTTCCATCAAAAACAAACTTTGTGTCTTCGGCGGTCCCATCTCCAATGGTGACGGCAGCGGCTGGGAACACTACGGCTTGGTTCTCATCAATTGAGATTGCCGGTGTGGTGCCAACCGTAGATCCAAGACCTATAACAAGGTCATCCGCAGAGTCATCTAGACCTATGTAGTAATCTTGAGCGTTACCATCAAAGACAATCTTGGTATCAACCTCCGCGCCGTCACCAATCGTAACAGCATCATCGTCTATCGTCATAACACCGCTCGTTCCAACAGTAGAGCCCACGCCGACCACCAACTTGTCGGCGCTGTCGTCTAGGCCCACGTAGAAGTCTTTTGCGTTGCCGTCAAAAACAAGTTTTGTGTCTTCAGCCGTGCCGTCACCTATGGTTACCGCCGCCGCTGGGAACACCACAGCTTGGTTTTCATCTATGGATACGGCTGGCGTTGTGCCGACAACGGAACCTGAACCGATTACAAGATCGTCCGCAGAGTCATCCAGGCCAATGTAAAAGTCCTGTGCGTTTCCATCAAAAACAATTTTAGTGTCCTCGGCAGTGCCGTCACCTATCCGCAGAGCATCCGACACATACAAACTTGCAAACGCATCCGTGACTGCTGCTCCAGATCCCGCGCCATCACAAAAGACAACTGCCGTGTGACCATTCGGTATGGTTATGTTCGCGCCAGATCCTTGCGATATGATCACAGAGTACGGCCCACTAGAACCAGAGTCCGTCGTCGCGTTGATAAAGATAAAATATGCTGTCGTTGTATTTGGAGCTACAGTAACCGTATTGTTAGCACCAAGCGCCCCTGTAAACTTTATCACACGAAACATGCCATCTTGAAGGTTCTCTGTTCCAGCGTCGGGAGACGCCTCTCGAACCGTTAGCGTGTGCGTAGTGCCGGTTAACCCAACAGCCTTGAATGACGCTATGCGGTCTAAAAGGTCCAAGTTGTGGTTGGTGGTCGTCCCCCATGCTCCAGACTGTTCACCAGAGCCAATTTTCTCAATGCCAAAGTTCGTTGTAAATGAAGATGCCATCGTACCGTCCTTATGCTGCTATCTGTGTCCAGTTGGGCGTCTGAGACGCATCAATCTCGCTGAAGTTTGAGGTCTGAGAGTTATCTATGCTACTCCATACTACCGCATTACTAACCAGACCAGCAGCAGAAACTCCTTCTACAGAAAAACTAAAGTTGACTTGAGCCGAACCTATACTAGTTGCGGCAGAAATTCCAGATGGAGAAAGAATGGAATTTGTTATTAACGTTGGACTACCCACCGCGCTGGCAGCGGATACGCCCGTTACACTTACGTTTGATACACCTGTCGCAGTTGCCGTTCCTATCGCGCTGGCGGCAGAAACACCCGTTACACTGATTGATACGGGAAGACTTACCGTAGCGGTGCCTATTGCACTGGCGGCAGAAACACCTGTAACCTCAACCGGAGATGGACTGTTCCAAGCTCCAGAGTTCCAAGCGCCTCTATTCCATCCAGTGATCGATGTCATCAACTAATCCTGATAATTGCGTTATTCGCATCATTAGCGGGATATTGAATGGTAAAATCACCCGCACTGGAAGACTTGTCGCCACCAAAGTTAATGACCGCTACTGCTGGATCTGCTGCGTGATTAGTGGTGGAGCCTGTGCCTGCGGAAGAAAGTGTCGAATTATAAATCAAAGCTCCCCTGGCACTTGAAATCGTAGAAGACGAAAACGTAGTGTCCGCGAAATCTACGAAAGCTGTGGGAACAGCAGAACTGTTATCGGCAAGTCCGATGGTCACACTAGACAACGTGGCACCTCCCGCAGAGTAGTTCGTGCCAGATACCTCGTTACTGGTAGTGTACCCAGTAGTATCGGCATCAATAGACGCACTATTCGTAAACATTGCCACTTTAAAAGTGTCCGCAGATATCGTACTAGACGCTCTAGTATGAGCAGTTAAACGATGTATCCCAGCAAGTATCTCACGTTTGAAGGTTCCGCACATTGCGGATGAGCCAATAGCCATCACAGCCTCCTTATAATCTCAGCCATGTCCTCATGGCCCTGTTGTTTCATCAGAGCCCAAATCGTAGTCCTCTCGCTCTGCGCCATTCTCTCCATGTAGAAGATCAGTATCTCTTTCAATCGCTCCCGGTGCGCCAAGGCTTGTTCTTTGATAACAGGCGGCGCTGTATCAGAAACAACCATAATCTTATTCATAGCCATTTCAGCCATCTCTTCAGGCGAATGACCTCTGTTCGTAGAGGTAAAAACGAACGGGCTTGCGATCTCGGTTGTCGAATCACTATCGAACATTACTGAACATCCCGCCGTAGACGATCATACCGATACTGATCTCTGGTCTGGAGCCCCTCACCCAGGTTCTTTATCCACTGTAGGGACTCTTGAAACCTAGTGTTGTAAAGCTGCAACAAGTCCGCTTCACCTTTCATGAACGTGTACGCCTCTACTAAGCTTCCGTATAAAAGGGCAAGCTCGGCATTGTTGCCTAGGTAACTTGTTCCGTCTCCGGAGGCTGTTATCGAAACAGGACGGAAAAAGTAATGAAGTTCTACATTATAGTTTGCATCTGGCGTCGGAGATAAAAGAAAGCTCTGATCATTCCAATCTGCATAATACAATGGCAATCCAGTGGTGGCTGGATTAGGGTTGTAGTCCTGCAAAAAAGTAACCTGTTTATATAAAAGAAATTTGTTCTCAGAACTGCTGATCACACTCAGAGAGTTCTGCGCCAAAAAATCACTAGGTTTGGACAAGTATTTGTTGCCAGATGTTGTCACGCCGGACGCATTCTTCCTGAATACATCAAGCTGCGCCTCTTTAAGGATCCTCTCCTCTGCATTCAGAATAAACCTGCTTAACTGACTAACGAATGTTGTCTCCGTGTTTTGCGTGTAATCCTGTATCGCTGTCTTTAATGTAGTAAACGTATAAGCCATGTCATGCACTCACTGTAACAGGACCGGCAGATGCCGTTCCACCTCCACCCGTCGTATTACCAGATGTCGCGGTCTCACTGCCCGCAGAAAATGTGTATGTATCATCACTTACTTTCGTAATCGAATAGCCGGATGCCGATTGTATGTTGGATGAAGTAAATCCGTCGAAAGCCTCTACGGAACGAAACCTAACTGTGTCCCCTGTTGAGCGACCATGGCTAATCTCTGTGACTGTAATCGTTGAGGTTCCGCTACCTGCCGATTTAAACGGATTAAACTTTAATAGAACAGTCACGGCGGGCTCTGTTCTATCGGGTCTGGCATCCCTTAATGCTTGCGGATCTGCTGGAGATCTTACAACCTCTAATTGAGGTTGTTTAGCTTCAAACTCATCTTTCCCGACAAGCATACCGGTCCATTCTTTCCGCATATCTTTAAGCCTATACGCGAATCCAGAACGATCCGAGATGCCCATGGCATACTTATTGGAAGCATACCTAGCCATCAAGATACCGCACTTACAAAAGTGTATGAAGGCACAAGATTTATGTTTGCCTTGTCTCTATCTTCGTCTGCGGCTCTTTGAAACTCTTCTTCATAAAGTCCTTTTAAAATCTGAATCCTGTCAGGAGCCCTTTTTAAAGCCATGTAATAAGCCAGACCTGCGGTTAAACATGGATAAAATCTAAAAGGAACATCCACAGTATTTATGGAGGCGTCCGCGTCATCTATCCGAACTAGACGATCATATATGAATATGTCCGTGCTATTTTCAGGCG